TCTTCTAAGTTATTTCCCCCCGCAAGAACCCATCTCATGGTTCTCATTTGAGGATAGTCACAAACTTCCGTCACAAAAGCGGCCTCAACCAGTTTATCGGTATTATTCCAACTAATCCATAGTTGCATCCGATTATCTTGTATATTGTTAAGTATATCATAAGTTGAGTACGATCCATCTAAAGCTCTCTCTAAATGGGGTACGACTTGCGACCAAATAAATTCTAAATCTTCTACAGGTACTTGCGTAATAACTCTATCCAATGACGACATATTTAAAGATTCTACTAGTAGTATCAGAAGTATGATTCAGTGTCACTACACCCTTATCTTGTGCAGAAAAATAGATATTTTCAGCAGCAGCATCACTGGTAGTCGGCATCAATAAAATAACACTATCAATACCAATACGATCATCTTCTAAGTCAGTCGTTGTCACACTATCTTCTAAGGTAATTGATCCTGTCGAGTTAATCTTTCCTTCAATAACATTGTTTAAGGAGTTTGCTAATAATCTGCGATGTTCTTCCACATCAGGATAATAAGCAGGTACTTTTTGGGTACTCATCGTTTTCCTTCTGTGGCAACATCTAGTTCTAATCCAAAGGCTTGATCGAAGTTTCCAACCACATCCACTTGTTGACGTAAGTATTTACCTGGTTGTCTAAAATAACAAGTTCCATTATCACTTGGACTCACAGCAGAGGTAAAATTTATAGCAGCTCCTTGTTTGTCTCTGTATCCTATCTTGGTAGTCAGAGTACCACCATCAATCAAAGGAGTAACAGAACGAACTATTGCTCGTCTATCTCCTTCTATGTTGTTCTCTCCTGTCACAAAAGTAGCTGTTCCCGCAGTGCCTGTAAAGACTCCTGTTTTTTTATCAGAAGTAAAAGCAGCTAATTGGAATTGTTGACCAGTCCAAAAGATAGAGTCAAAACTAATTTCAATCTCATCTAAGTCAGGATCAATCGCAGCAATTTGTTCTAAGGTAAAACTAGCAGATTTAGTAAAACCTAATACTTGAATATCAACATCCGCAGTTGACCAACGATCTAACACATAGTTATAGATAATGAGTTTATCTAATTCTCCCGTTGAGTTGGTTGAAGGATAAGCCCAAACCACAATATCATTACTAGGATCAACAGTAGCACTAATACGATCTATATAAGAACTTGTTGTTGATAGGTCATTAAAGAAAAACTTATTAACTTTATTAGAACCAATCGGAATAGATTTGTTACCATCAAAAGCATAAAAACCATCTTCTGATAAGTAGTAAGAAATACGACCATAGTTAGTAATACCACCTGGCACAAACGCACCAAAACCCGCTTGGACTTTATCGAATTGAAAGATAAAGGGAGTGCCTACATATTGCATACGATGAATTGCTTTTTCTGTAAAGACAATTCCATATTCTCCACCGACTATTCCTTGTATTGCACCATGATCGCCCACAATATCTTGGAAATCAGATTGAGTGGTTTGAGACACAGTGAAGTCTGTAGGATCATTGAGAGCAGACCAACGAACTCGTTGTGGTTGATTTTCGTTATAAGCAGTAACTAAGAACTCTCCAATTACTGTGACGTATTTAGCTTTTAATGTTGTTAAATCACTAAAAAGAGTATCTGTTCCGATTTCAAACTTTTGTAGATTTTCTGTAATAGTAGAAGCAATAATATTATTACCAAAAATAGTAAACTGCCAAGCATCCGAAGAACCTAAACTATATCCGCCAGATTTAGAAACATCATCCCAAGTTGCACCATCCAACATATAGAGTTTACCTACATCTCCCGCAACAACTTTAATCGTATCAGTAGTAGAACGAGCAGCAAATAATCCTCTCGCTCTATCTGTAATAGCATCAGTAAAGGTTTCAATAGTCGGTAAAGGTTTATATCCTCTTGCGTAAGGAATACAGTTATTGGCAGTTAATAATCCTGGATTCTTAAAAGCAGGTTGATCGACTAATAATTCTTCAAATTTAATAGTAGGCATTTTGTATCTCTGTTGTTGTCTCGCTTGTTGATGTTAATTGTGTCCATGTCTCACTAGCATCTGAAGTTAAAGGAGTATAACTTTCACTAGCAATCGATGTTTCTGTGTTCCAAATCTTTCCAATAATTCTAGAAGAAATACTGACACTAGCTGCCATTGTGACACTGGATGTATTATTTCCTCTAATACGGATATAATCAATTAAAGTTGTCGCAAAGCCAAAGACACCACTTCCACCAATTCTTTGTCTAATGGCAGTCGCAGTAGCACTAATAGCAGAACTAATAGAAGAGCTAGCAATCCGTTGTCTAATCGCATCTAAGGTTGTTGTAACAGCAGAGCTAATGGAAGCAGCTCCATCTAAAATAGCATCAGCAGTTGCACTCACTGTAGCAGCGGCACTAATACTTGCATCCGCTATTCTTTGTCTAATGGCACTTACAGTGCTTGTCGCACTCGAAGAAGCACTAGCACTTCCATCAAAAATAGTAGCAGTCTGCCAAACAGAACTATCTAAAGAAAAAGGAATATCCTCAATGGATGTATATCCAAAGAGTGTTTCTATCTCTTCAAGAGTAAATGGCCCTGTTTGATCTGCCATTTTATGCTACTGTAATACTTAAATTACCTGAGGCTACTTTAAATACGTCTCCTGCTGCTATAGTTTTTGAAGCTGTTAAAGCACCATGAAATAATAAGTTACCTGCGGTTGAGGCATCAAAGATTCCAAAGTGTGTTACAGTTCCAAAACCAGAACCTGTTGCTTGACTAAATTCAACATCAGCACTATTAGAAGTTGTACCGCTAGAAGCAGAACTAAAAGCAATACTTTGTCTTGCGTAGTTAGTACCACTGGCTGATACTTCTGTACCACTTCCTGCATCAGTAGGATCTGTTGTGAATAAAGCTAAATAAACAGTTGCTGGAGCAGAGGTAGAGGCAGTTCCTAGAAAATGATCTAGTACCTTATTCTCTAAATAATCACTTGCTGCTGACATTGTTTTTTCTCCTTATGGGTTTGCTGAGTCTGTTCTCATAGCAAAAGCAGTACGCCCAGAATATCTGCCTTGCTCGTCATCTCGGATGACTAATTGGACTGCCTCATTATATAGACTAATCCATGTAGTTAGTCTTTCATCATTCATTATATAAGGTTGTGCTTCGACTAACGCACCATATAAATAAATTTGAGGATAATTGGTTAATAAAAAATTAGTAGTATTGGAATCAGAGAGTGCAGGTATTTTTCCAAAGTAAGTTAGTTTTAAGGTATAGACAGTATCAGGAATAGGGTTTAATTTAAACTCACTCCCCATAATTGTATATTGTTGAGGTTTACCACTAGCTTCTCGTAAATTATCTAATTCAATTTCTGTAGGATTAACATAAGTTAAAACAGTATTAGGATCACTGTCCACATAGAATTGTACTGTCTCTAAAAAGTCATTAGGTAAATCAACAAACGCATCATCAGCAGTTGTATCAGTTGATACTCTTTTTTGCATTGCACGTAGTCTTAATACTCGATTTAACTTAGATTCTGTTAAAGTAATAAAATCTTTAATAGGAGCAGTTAAGTCTGTTCTATTAAGATAGTTTGCAATACTTGTTTGCAATTCACTGTAAGATGTTAATGCCATTAGATTTTCTTATCTGTTACCTTTAAATATTTATTGTCTGGATCATTTAAGAAACGGGCAAAAGCTATACGATCTTGGACTTTGCCTGTCTTAGAGATAATCCCTGTTTTTTGCATATTATAAAATACTGTTAAAGGAATACTCGCAACATACTTAAAATCTTTATGTTTGTTGATATCGTGTTTTTGTAGTTCCTTATTACGATCTATAATCGGTTTTGCATCAATCTTATCCTCGATGTAATATTTATCCGCAGCTTCATCAATATAGAAGTTGGTTTCAATCACATCACCAGGATTCGATAGTTTTAATTTTTTAGCCATTGATTGCTTTGTTAATCATATCTTGAATAGCGTCTTTTTGATTACCTTTAGTTTTCATCATCTTGTTAGCTTTAGGCATATCTCTTTTGCTAATCTTGGCTTTACCGCCAGTGTGTGGGCCATCTTGCATTACAGCAGATTTCTTCGAACCTTTTTTGTAAGATGCACCTTTATCAAATACTTTCATTGTTGCTCCTTTGTTTTTAGTAGGGTGGGGGAAAATCCCCCTACCCTTTGATTATACTATATAACTTATGAAGTTGTACAGTCAGCTACAAGTCCAGAAGAGTCAGCGTTTCTAGCAACAAGAGTGTACTCAGCTAAGAGTAGTCTCTTATCGTTATCACCAGAAGATGCTAAATCTTTGGTCTGGAAAGGGCGAAGGAAAGCACACTCGAACATGTCGGATTGCAATACAAACGCATCTCTTTCTCTTTGGAATCTGTTTGGTACAACAGATA